CGCGATCAAAGGTCGGCTGAAGGGGTCGGTTCATCGGCCGGGCAGTCGGCACCCGTATGCGAAACTCACCGAGGAAAAGGTCAAGCAGATCTTGACGCTACTATCCCAGGGGATCCCTCATCGGGAGATCGCCCGGCAGTTCAACGTGAGTCCTTCACAGATCACGAGGATTCACACAGGGGAGCGGTGGGCCCACGTTCCGAGGAGGTAAGCATGACGACCACGACTGAAGAGCTGGGCGGCAACCCGAACCCCGGCACGAAGAAAGACAAGAGGCTGAAGGAGAACCCGAAGGCTTCTGCCGAGACCACCGATGGCGCTGATGTGAAGGCGGACGACAGCGCCGCAGCCCCCGGGCTGGGGGAAATCACGCTGACCGAGGATGGACGGATTCTCGACGCGGACGGCAACGAGGTGACGACGCTCGCGGCGGCCGACAACACCGATGGATGCCCTCCGAACATGATGAAGGACCCCGCCACCGGTGAGTGCGGGCCCATGAAAGCGTCCGGTCAGACGGCCCCGTGGGAGGGCGTGCTGGCCGTCGAGGACCAGGTGACGGGGGACGGCCGGGAGTTCGCCGGTGGCGCTCTGTCCTGGCCCGACACGATCGAGCCGGGTGAGGTGCTGCTTCGCTGGAACAAGGAAGACAGCCATGGAGGGGAACCCCACACCACGGCCGTGACGGTCGGCCGGATCGACTCGATCTGGCGTGACGGAACCAAGATCATGGGCAAGGGTGTGTTCGATCTCGGATCCCCGGATGGCGAGGAAGCTCACCGGCGCGTTCAGGAGAAGTTCCTCCGGGGTGTGAGCATCGACGCCGACTCGATCGGCAACGCCGACGTGGAGTTCGTGTGGCCCGAGAACGCGGGCGCGGACGAGGAGGCCGACCCGCTCACCCTGCTGCTCATGGCGCCGGAAAAGGTGATCTATCACGGAGGCAGGATCCGCGCCGCGACCCTCTGCGACATCCCCGCGTTCGCCGAGGCGTACATCGCTCTCACGGACGAATCCGGCGCGGTCGTGGCCGGTGGCGCTCCGTCGCTGGAGGAGTACACCGAGGTTCAGAAGTCGATCTCTGCCGAGAGGGCGAAGAGCCTTTCGCGGCCGGATCGGCTGAGGGTGGCGCTCACTGCTCACGGTGGCAAGGAATGGCGGCCTCCGGCGGAGTGGTTCGAGAATCCTCAGCTGAGCCAGCCCACGACGATCCACGTCACCGAGGACGGCCGGGTGTTCGGCCACGCGGCGCAGTGGGGCGCCTGTCATATCGGGTTCATGGATGTGTGCACCCAGCCGCCCCGCGAGGACGATTTCCCATACTTCGCCACCGGCGAGCTGATCACCGAGGGCGGCAAGGTCGTCACGGTCGGGCAGATCACCGTCACGACCAACCATGCTGATCTCTACGTGGCAGCCGGACCGGCGAAGGAGCACTACGAGAACACCGGGAACGCCATCGCTGACGTCGCGGTCGGCGCGGACCGCACCGGCATTTGGGTCGCAGGTGCGATCCGGCCGAACGCGGATCCCCTGCTCGTGCACGAGCTGCGGGCCTCGGGTGAGGTCTCCGGGGACTGGCGCCGGATCGGCGGTCAGCACCGCCTCGTCGGGCTCCTCGGGGTCAACGTCGGCGGGTTCGTGGTTCCGCGCATGAAGGCGCGGGTAGCCGGGGGACAGGTACAGGCGCTCATCGCGTCCGGTCGTCTGACCACGGCTCACGTCCATCCGGCGGCGCCCGAGCCGGTGGACCGGAAGGCGGCCTATAAGATCGTCATGGACGATCTCGCCGCGCAGATGACCGAGGGGAGTGAATGATCATGCGTCTCGTCGTGGAACTCGGATGTGGCTGTGGTGGACAGGCTCCGCCCCCGCCCCCGCCGCCCCCGCCTGTAGGCGGTCAGGAGAAGTGAGACCCGGGGCCGCCTTGGTCGGTCCGGCCCCGTGAAAGTGAGCCCCTTTCGGCGTCTCCTCGTTCGCCGGTGGGGGCTCACTACTGTCCCGATCAGTGCTTTGACCAGGCCGAACGAAGCATAGAACGATCTTTGGGATTCCAAGATTTCTGTGTCAGGATGCGCCCGAGCAACATCATCCCGCTCGCCTGCTCACTCCGGAGGTCACAGTGCCCGAGCAGCTCGAACGCATCACTGTCCCGGGTGACCTGATCCCGCTCGGTGACGCCGAACTCCAGGACTTGCACGAGCGAGTCCTCGCGGCGTTCAACGAGGTCCGCGACAAGGGTCCCGGCAACTACGAAGAGGCCGACCTCACGTACGCGTTCGAACTGCGCGACGGTCTGTCCAGGGTGAAGGCCGAGCAGGCAGCTCGCGAGGTCCGCGCATCGAACACCGCCGCAGCCGCGAAGCTCAAGGCCGAGCGCGTGATCAACGAGATCAACGAGTCGATCAACGGTCCGGCCGAGGGGACCCCCGAGGCGGCTGTGGCAGCGGCCCGGTCCGACCTCGAACACGACGAGGCGATCGCAGCGGCAGCGGCACGCGGTGTCACGGACGCGTTCACGAAGATGTTCGGTGAGCGCAAGGCGAGCTTCAGCCAGGTCACGGAGCGCGCGGCGGCCTCCCTCGGGGAGACGTCACGAGTGGCTCCCAAGGTGGACGCTCCGCCTGCGGTCCTCCCGATCACGGCGGCCGGAACGGGCAACTCGATCTCCAACATTGAGGGACTCGGCGCCGCGTTCACCCGCATGGCGAACGACATCCCCACCACGCAGCTCGGTGACAACGCCCCGCGCCACAAGGTGGCCACGGTCAAGAACGAGTTCGCCCACACGGCGGACATGAACACCAACCCGTACGTGCTCCAGGAGATCATCGACGAGATGATGGGGGCCGAAGGATCCCCCGCGCTGACGGCCGCCGGTGGCTGGTGTGCACCCAACGAGATCCGCTACAACTTCTTCAACATCGCGACGGAGCCGAGCGGCCTGCTCGACCTCCCCACCGTCGGTGTCACGCGCGGCGGTCTCCAGTGGCCGGTCAGCCCCGCCATCGGTGACGTGTTCTTCCAGGCCGGTGGCTCCAACCCGGCATCCGGCTTCGGTGGCTTCGCGTTCACCTTCGCCAACACCTCGGACCCGTGGCTGTGGTCCGAGACCGACGACATCCTGACCGTCACCGGTTCGGTCAACAAGCCGACCCTCCGCGTCCCCTGCTCCTCGTTCACGAGCGGGCGCCTTGAGGCGTACGGCCTCACGGTTACTGCGGGCAACCTGACTGACAGTGCGTACCCCGAGCAGACGCAGAACTTCCTCCGCCTGCTCCGCATGGCCTACGCCCACGCGATCAATGCCCGGCTGATCTCTCTGGTGGTCGCGGCAGCTACGTCGTTCTCCGGTCTCGGTGCGGCCAACATGCCCGCCTTCCAGACCATCCTCGACGGCGTCGAACTGGTCGCCACCGACTACCGCAACAAGTTCGCCATGGCGGACGACGACGTGCTCGAAGTGATGCTGCCCCGGTGGGTCCTCGCGGTCATGCGAGCTGACCTGGCCTGGCGGAACAATGTCGAGCGCGAGTCGATCCCCGATTCCGTGATCCGTGGCTACTTCACGGACCGTGGCGTACGGGTCCAGTTCGTCTCGGACTGGCAGGTTCGCGGCGCTGGTCTGCCCGGTACGTCGGCCACGACCCTGGTGAAGTTCCCCGCCACGGCCGACATGATCGTCTTCGCTCCCGGCACGTTCCTCCACGGTCAGGGCATGTCCCTGGACCTGGGCGTTGTCCGTGACTCGGTGCTCAACGCGGAGAACGACTTCACGGCGGCCTGGGCCGAGGAAACCCACATGATCGCCAAGGTCGGACACGAGGCCCGCAAGTACACGATCACCTTCGGCGTCAACGGTTCGGGCTCCCTGGGCCAGACCGTCGGCTCTCAGCTCTGATCATCGTCGCCCTCACGTTCCGGGGAGGATTCACCGCCTCCCCGGAACCGATCAAGGGAAGGCGGTGAACCGTGGCTGGACCCCGAGTGGTCGTAGACAGTCCTACCTTCACCCCGCTCCCGTACGGTCTGTGGGACGCGGTCCAGAAGCCGACGGCCGACACGAACCACTGGCAGAACGGCATCACGTGGATCGACCGGTGCGGAGATGGCGACACCCTGTACGAGGAGTGCATCGCGGTCACCGGCTCGGGCGGATCCCCGACGGCTCAGGCGTCCATGGCGTCCAACATCACGCAGACCAACCGGGGTGCCACCCCGTTCGCGTGCTACGCGGAGTTCGACTGTTCCCCGGTCGGCCTGATCGATGCGCAGACGATCGCCGACGAGTCACTCACCAAGATCAGGAACTTCCAGCTGGAGCGCGCGTTCTGGACCGGTACAGCCGGTAAGACCAAGACCGGCAACGTGGCTCAGACCACGGTGTTCCCGCACCTTGCGGCCAACGCCGCAGTCAATGATCCGAACTCCGCACAGACGATCGTTCTCCAGCCTGCTGCGAACATGGCAGCGTCCGGCGGCGCGACGACCGACGTGGCCGACGGTCTCGGGCAGCTTCAGGGTGCTCTCGCCACGGCGTACCACGGGGAGGGAGTGATCCATATCCCGACCTTCGCCCTTCCCACGTTCATCGCGTGGGATCTCGTCGAGGACCGGGACGGCGGTCTGTACACGCACACCGGCAATCGGGTGGTTGTCGGCCATGGATACACCGGCTCGTCTCCGGCCGGAGTGGCGGCTGCGGCCGGTACGACATGGATCTACGGGACCGGCCAGGTCTTCGGCTATCAGGCTTCGGTCGAAATGGGGTCACTGAACGAGCTGTTCGACCGGTCCGAGAACACGCATCACATGGTCGCCCAGCAGGTCTACGTGCTCGGCTTCGAGTGCGCTCTGTTCGCAACGCAAGTACAACTCGGCGTGCCCACGTAAGGAGTTGAGTCGTGGCATCATCCAACGTTGCCGCTCCGATCAAGGGGCGCGTCTACCGCATTGTCAAGCTGGACTCGTGTGGTAACCCGGTCACGGGTACCGGCTCGGGTATGCAGCTGGTCCACTCAGCCTTCACCATGGTCGGACAGGACCCCCAGTACGAGGACGGGGTGGAGTTCTTCGAGCGCACCGCGTCCGGCGCCCTGTGCGTGAACCAGAAGGACGACCCGATCCTCAAGAGGATCAACCTCACGATCGCCTTCTGTGCGATCAACGTGACCGGCGCGGCCTACATGGCGAGCATGCGCGAGCTGACCGTGGGTTCTCCCACGACCGGCTACGGCTTCGCCCTTCTGGAAGGTGCCTCGTCCAACCGGTTCAGCCTGGAAGTGTGGCAGGAAGTCGCGGGCTCCGGTGCGTGCTCCTCGACAGGGCTTCAGCAGTACATCTACAACGCGTGGCCCAACGTCGGTGCGGCCAAGGTCAACAACTACAACGTCGAACTCGCACGGTCCACTCTGGAGATCGCAGGTGAATCGCGGGCGGTCTCGACGGCCACGAACGGGTGGCTGGCCAAGAACGGAAGCGCGACCTGGCTTCCCGCAGGAACGACCCTCACCGGAACCGAACACTGGCTGTGGAACATCACGACCACGGCTCCGCCTGCTTCCGCGACCGACCCGACGGCTAACCTCTGATCATGGCCGCCGTCCTGCTGACGCTTCCGCCGGTCCGTTGGGTGTGCCCCAACTGCCCGGTGGAAGTCGTCACGCCCGGGGACACCCCGAACCGCTTCCACGAGTGCCGGGGTCTGGCGGGGATCACCGC